GGCTAAGGGGGTTCCTTGAGGAAGAATCCCGCTCTACTAGTTTGGTAACCGACATAACTCGGGTAACCAATTAACTACCGTACCGAAAGTTCGATAGCTAGACACCACTTCCATTTCCCTTCCCTCTCCGGCCTCTGTGACGATAATCCAGGGGGGAACCCTACTCGGGTCCAACCGACAGGGACCAGAATCGGTGAAACAACTGATATCTGGCGGCTAAGGATTGACGTGAGTCGAGGGGATATGTACCCTCATTCGCAGGTTGTACCTAAGGCTATGCTATGGTAATCTCCTGCTTGCCTTTGCCGGATGCAGCAAGTCACACTGTGACCAACCCTATCATTATGATGAACAACGAAAATTCACCCAAAAGCTACCGTACATCTCGGAAATCCAAGACCTACGTGAGCAGGTGGTCGATGATTCGCCGTATCATTGAATGAGTTCGGGGGGAATTTATTCCCGCTGCGGGTCCGCTCAAACTGTACTCCAGGATCCTCCAAAAGATCGAGGTGGTGGTCATTACTCAGGATGTTCCCGGTGCCCTCGCTTGAATCAAGCGGCGGCGGTCCGAGTACCTTGGGTATCTGTCCTCCACTCGTGGATCTGAGGAGGAGAGGAAGTTCCGCAATATTCTTATCACTCACTTTGGAAGGGGCGATTCTGCCCGAGTTCTGCTGAAAAAGGAGGCTCCTAAAATTAGGATGGTCCTCACAGCTCTCACTGCGCTTCGCTCCTTCGCCCTTCCTGTTAGGATGGACGTTTCCTCAGTGACTGGTCCGTATACGGGAACTGACCTTTCTCCTTGGAAACCTTTCGTTAAGAAGTTTTGACAACTTCTCGATCGGAATCCTGGGGTAGGTAAGAATAAAGACGTTTCCTTCAAGAAGTTCCATTTCTCCCTTAAGGCCGGACCTTCTGGTCCAGCCCTACTCACTTCGCTGAGCGACCTCGTCTCCCTTCCGGAGACTCTGAGAGCTCAACTTCGTGTGATTGGGGGAGATCTCCTCCATCGTAAGATGAAGGCGATCATGCGGGAGCTCCCCCTCCTCGAGCGGTTCAACCGTGGAAGCTTTCAGCTTAAACGTGGACCGGTGAGGAGGCTCGTGGGGATTCCTGATCTGGAAGGAAAGACGAGGGTGATCGCTATTCTCGACTATTGGTCGCAGACAGCTCTTCGCCCTCTTCATGACTTCCTTTTTAGGGTCCTCAGGACCATTCCGCAGGATAGAACTTTCTCTCAGGGGAGGTTCAAGGACTTTGTGTCATCTTGGGGAGAGGTTACTCTCTTCTCGATTGACCTCACTGCCGCCACTGACCGTTTTCCGGTTAGGGTGATCGTGGATGTCCTTGAGCATAAGTTCGGTACTGAGTTTTCCACTGCTTGAAAGAGCGTGATGGTGGATTACCCCTTTGTTGGACCCGATAAAGTAAGTGAGTTTCACTACTCGGTCGGAAACCCAATGGGGGCTAATTCCTCCTGATCCTCTTTCACTCTCACCCACCATTTCGTAATGTTTTGGTGTTGTGAGGAGCTTGGACTCGCCTGGAAGTCCGCTCGGTACGTCATCCTTGGTGATGACGTACTGATTGGAGACTCACTCCTTGCCGCTCTTTACCAGAGTAAACTCACTCTCCTCGGAGTTGAGATTTCGAAGTCGAAGTCGTACGTGTCTCCACACATGTGCGAGTTCGCTAAGAGGTACCTCTTCGAGGGGGATGAGGTCACTCCCTTCCCGATCTCTTCCGTCACTGGGAACCTGGGGGACGTTAGTCTCCTGGTGGCTTCCATGATGGGGGAGGAACGGAAGGGTTATCGACCTTCATCTGGTATCCCTGGGGCTGTCGAGACCCTCTCACTGGCGATTGGTCGATCGTCTCGCGTCTCGCGATGACTACGGTCGAAAGCCAGTGTAGCCGAGCTCACAACTCTTTTCATCCAAGGACACGTGGAGGCGCCGGACTATGTCCTACGTCTTAGCCACCCTGTGGATGAGGAATCCCTTGATTTCCTGTTCGCGCAAGCGGGCAGTATCCTCAAGGAGGTTTGTGCTCGGCTAGTCGAGCGGTCTCTTACGAGAGATCCGGGATCTTTTGGTCCCTCTTTTATGAGGGACTATGAGGATCTCCGCGATTTTCTCGAGGCTGAAGACGCGTCCACAGCATTCCTCCGGGACATTCCTGTTTACTCAGTTTGCAGAGAGTTTTCTCGCGATTTCGCGGATCTCTTTATGGGTGGGGTCGAGGCCCTTAATGGCCTCGATCCCATTCTTGCCTCTGAGCTCTCTGACTTCTTTTCCGATCCTCTTAAAGATGAGGTTTGGCTTAGAAATGCCAGAGACAGGAAAGTTGTCGGATGGTCTCGCTTTGGCGAAACCCTCCGCAAGGTGTCGGGAAAGGCCCTCAAGGACTATGGGAATGGCATCCCATACTCCCCACGGGTTCTTTCCTCCAATTCCCCTCTCGGGACCTCACCAATGACCCAACTTGGGTCTATTGAGTGGGTCTTTTGAGGTGGGAGGAGGCCTCTTCCATCGTTTAATCTGGGGTCACTCTTTGGAGGACCTCCAGGACGGTGGTTGAGGGAATACACCTTGCTTCCTTGGAGTGCAGCGAGTGGACCCATTCCCCTGGAGTGTTGCCTGCGCACTCCAGGTGCCTTCCAGCAAAATCAAG